GCAAGGATACCACACGCACACTCAAGCTCATGGACCTCCGCACCGTCGCCGAAGGTTCCTTCCCAGGCACACTCGCCCGGCTCGTGGGGGTCATGGCCGCAGTCTTCACACATGGGCACAGTGTATCGCCTTGCCGGCGCCGGCAAAGGGATAGGCCAACTGTCCGAAGAGTTGACCATCTTGCCGACGCTGGCAATATGGGAAAGCATATTGGCCACATCACCAGAATGGTCACTTGGTTGCGGAGAAGATGTCCGTCCAGTTCTCATAGATGAGCTTGACCCCGAGCGTGAAGGCCGACGCGGTGCCCGCCAGCGCCAGCTTGCCCACGGCGAAGAATCCTTCCGCGCGTGCGTGCTTCTGGTCGTGGGCGGCCATCCGCTTTGCGAGGTCCTGCACCGTCGCATGTTGGTCGTCGAGGCGTTTGTTGTAGGCCGGGATGACCTCGTCGAGCTGGCCCCGCGTATGGGCGGCGTCCTCCGCGATGCGGTCGAGTTTTTCACGGATGTAGGTGGCGTCGTCCAAGGCGGGCGCTCCTTAGCCGATGAGTTCAGCGATGAACCCTTCGATGATGAATGAGTTGTTGGCAACCCCACTGGAGAGTTGGGCCGTAACTTCCAATGTCTTGTTGCTCGCCGTGTTCACCGACGATGTGGCGTAGATGGGTGACTGGGTCAGGATTTCGTCCGTCCCAAGCGAGCCGTACCCTGTCGCGGCGGTGTCGTTCGCGCCCACCACAAGCAACCCGCCCCAAATCTGGGCCGAGGTAGAAGCGTTGCTCATGATGAGGATTTCAAGAGAGATGGCCCGCGCCTCGGATGTCCCGATGACCGCGGTCACATCCTCCCAGATAAGCGTGCTGTCGAAGTAGAGCCGGATGGTTACGTCTGGACCGGTTGTACCGCTGGTGAAAAGGCCGAAGGCGCGGATGCGGATGAGTGATGTCGTCGTCATTGACCCGCCCACCACCGTGAAGCTGAAGCACGTCGTCTCTGAGGTCGTCGCTCCAGGGCCGCCAGCCGTCGCCGACGCCGTAATGAGCGAGTGGGACTGTGTCATGTTGATGCCGAGCGCGCCACTCCCCAGCGTGAGCGGCGAGGATACCGTCAACTCCTCGATGTTCCCCGAGCTGGCAGTCGTGCGCCCCAGAATGCGCGACGTGGTCATGTTCTGAATCTTGGCGTAGGTGACCGCGTCGTCTTGGATGGCGGCCGTATCCACCGCGCTGTCCGCAAGCTCGCTCGCCCCTACCGCGTTGGCCGCAATCTCAGTGGCCCCGACTGAGTCAGCGTCGAGCTGCCAGTTCGTCCCGTCGGTGGAGACGGTGATATCGCCCTTGTCTCCGTCGTTGAGGTACATCCTCCGCCATCCGTACGTGCCGCCCGCGTTCTTGCCGCAGAAGTACATCTCGTCTGGCGTTCCGGGGATAAAGATGAGGCATCCCGCAAGGTCGGCCGTGGCTGTTGGTAGCGCTTCGCGGGCAGGAACGCGGGCAAGGCCACCCCATACCGGGTCCATCCACTGCGCCCCCTTGAGTTGGGAGCGCAGCATCGACAGCGCCTCAGGTGCGTGGGCATGCTCGACGGATGGCGTGTCGGTGCGCTGCGATTGGCTCATGTGTACAGCGCCTCCATAAGTTCGACCTGCGCAACCGTTGTCCACTTCCGCGTCAGGCTGGACAGGACTTCCTCGTAGGTGACACTCTTCACCATAGCGTACCCTTCCTCTTCCATCGGGGTGCGGTACGGGACTATCTGCCCATGGATGGATTCGAGGTCGGTGCGCTGGGCCGCGACAGAGCGCCGCATGGAAGCCACATCCGCAAACTCACCGTCGCCAAGCTGGAGTGAGACCAGGATGCGGCGGCGCATACGCGGCTTGAGCCCGGCGATGATGCGCCACTCGTAGAGCGAGACCTCGGTGTTTGTCTGCCCAACGCCCGGCGTAGGGACGATGAATTGCAGGTAGCACCATGCGCCCTCAGTGCCGACCGGGAAGTAGGCCCGATGCTGGCCCGTGGTGGTGAAGGTCGCGCCCGCGCCGGCCGCGCCGGTGAGAAGCTGGAAGGCTGTGCCGTCCTCGATACTCGCCCAGACCTGGAGCCCAGCGCAGCTTGTGGGGCCTATCTCCGCGTAGAACTCCACCGCGTTCCACGTCTTGTCCGTGAAGCGGTCGGGGATGTAGATGCGGCTCGTTTGGAGTGTCGCGCCGGAGGATGCCTTCGGGACGTTTGGGTCGTTACCAACGGTGAGCCCCGCCCGCGGGAGCGCATAGATGCGCGGCGTCACCGTCGAGCGGTCGTCGTCGACTTCCATCACCGCGAGGAAGGCGGGGTTGTCTACGTTGCTGGGGAGGGTGGTATGGACGCGGATACCGATGCGGTCTACACGCGCGGTGCCGCCGTTGTTGAGCACAGACAGCACGACGCCAAAGTCTGATGCGTTGACCTCGGCCACGGTGAGCGTGGTACCCCAGAGGCTGGACGCACCTCCGTACTGGACTTCGATGTCGGTGGACGGCCACTTGGTGGCGGACGCCTGGCTCGTGCCAACGACCGCTCCGCCCTTGACGAGCTTCAACGTTGAGTCTGCTACATCGGTGTAGGTATACGGCACGGCTAGCGCCCCCCTCGCCCCGGTGGTACATTATGTGTTACATGAGGTACACTCGCCACGACAACGCAACCATCCCCCAATTGTTCTGGAGCAAGGTCGAAATTACGGAAGAGTGCTGGCTGTGGGTCGGCGGAAAGATGGCAAATGGCTACGGGCACTTCGCCGTGCGCCGAAACGGTGTACTGACTCAGGCATATAGCCATCGCTGGGCCTACGAAGCGATGGTCGGCCCCATCCCTTGCGGATTTCAAATCGACCATCTTTGCCGCGTGCGTCACTGTGTTAACCCTAGCCATTTGGAGGCGGTCACGCCTCGTATCAACACGCTGCGCGGAGACACTATCCAAGCCAAAAACGCAGGCAAGACCACGTGCCCTCAGGGGCATCCCTACGATATCCGCTGGCGGAACGGTGGCCGCGCCTGTAAGCAATGCAGGCGCGAGCAGCGGAAGAGGAGAGGGAGCCAAGCTAAGGTTAAACATCAGTACGTGGCGCTCCCTTCGTCCGTGTAAACCGCTAGGGTTTTAGCGCCTACTGTGCCCGCGGGGGTCGTGGCCGTGACCTGCGTCGAGCTGACTACGGTGATGCCGGGGCATGGCGTCCCGCCGATGGTGACTTCGGTGGACGCGTTGAAGTTCGTCCCGATGATGGTAATGGACTCACCGCCCGAGACCGGGCCGTGGTCTTGGGTCACCGACGTGATGGTCGGTGCGGAGCCGGGGTTGAGGAAGATGACGATGCCGTTGTAATTGACCGACCCGCTACCGATGTTGTTGTAAGGCTCATTAAACACGTACGGGTATGGAGCAGTGCTCGACTGCGGGGGCGGGGCTCCCGTCCCTATGGCGAGTTGTACTTCGTCGGCCTCGCCCTCGTCCACGCGCTCAGTTATGCCACCACCCGCCCAAGTGTGCGTTATGCCGCCTGCGCCAACTTGGTAGAAAGTCGCGATGTAGATGCCCAGGCGCCCTGTACCGGACGGTGTGATGGATAATTGCGTCGAATCGAACGCCGGAAATCCGTAGACACGGAGTCCGTCGGCAATCGACTGCGATGCGTCCACCATGTCGCTGCCTTTACCGCCGGAGAAGGCAAGACACGCCCAAGACGAGATAGCCGACGGGGAGATGGTGAACCCTGCCCATGAGGCGGCCTCGCTCGCGCCAGCCTGGCGAATCCAGACCTTCGTCACAAGGTTGGAGCCCGCGAGGGTGATGGTCTCCGCGCTTCCCCATGCCGTCTGAGCCGCGCCCGAGAGCCCGAGTGTAGCCGCGGGAGCGGAGACGACCGCGACAAGGATATCGCCGCGGACAACGCCCGAGGGCTTGTTTACAGTGATGCTTGAGCCGCTGACTTCGTCGGCATTGGCTGCGGAGCGGAATGCAAGGGCCATTACTCCACCGCGCTCCTTTCGATGTACACGGTCACACCCGTGATGGTGGCAGACGACGGGATGTTGAACCCGAAGTTGGTCAGTTTCAGGTAGTGCGAGGTCCCCACGCCCGCGGTAGCGTAGTTGTCGTTGGATGAGACCGCGTTCGCCGTGCTCGCCCACGTGACCGTTCCGACCGCGCTGTCGTCGGCCGTGGTTGAAGCCTGCTTGATGGACGATGGCTCCGAAGCGGAGGACAGGACAACGACGGCTTCGTAGGTCGCGTCAGTGACTGACTGATGCATATGGGGCGTGATAGCCTGCGTAGGTCGCCCAAGCGCCGGGTTGAACGAGATGAGCGCGCCGCGCGTGTTGGTGTAGTCGTTCACGGTGGCGAAGAACTGCTTACCCGCTGGCGCAATCTGCATCGTCCGCCCCCAGCCACGAGAGAGGTCTCCGTCCAGACCCCCCTCGGCTTCGAGCCCCACAAACTGCCAGGTGTCCCCGGAGTATTCGATGAGACCCATCTTGTGCGGTGCGTAGACTCGGCCTTGGATGACGTTCATCCCCATGAAGTTGGAGTCGTCGGCAATACCCACCAGGTCGCGGAGGACGTTCACGGCGTTCAGGGTTTCATCGAAGGAGAAGATGCCGTCCTGCTTGCCGATGAGCAGGATACGGCCATAGACCATGAGGTCGGTGATGTTGAAGCCGGAGTCGCCGACGGTGTAGTCCGCACCCCAGTTGCCGCCCGTCGTCGGGGTGACGGAGCACTTCGAAATGACGTTGGTGTTCCCGCGGACAAGCTCCTCGCGCCAGACTTCGAAGCAGAGGGCCTCCTTGCCCGCTGGCCCACTGGCCCACGAGTCCGTACCGCCCGGCGTCAACTCCTGCCAGTTGGTTGCGGACCCGCCGGCGCCGATGCGCACGGGGAAGTATCCCTTGCCGCGGAAAGCGACAGGCCGCCCACCGATGACATTGGCCGCCCCCAAGTCCTTCGTGTCTGCCACCGCCCATGTCGAAGATGGCGTCGCGTCGGGGACGTACTTCTTGATGTACCGGCCGCGGGCGATATAGAGGAAGCCGCCAAGGTAGAGCGCCCAGCCACGGGAGTCGGTGGAGGTGAAGGACGCACCGCTCGCGTAGGCGGGCCATGTGACGGCCTTGCCGGGCGTGCTCAAGTCCCAACCGTTCGCCCAGTCGTAGGTGCCGTCGGGGCCTTGCCAGGTGAAGCCGCCGCCCTTGGACATGTCGGCAAAGCGCATGGTGACTTCCTGCTGCGCGTCCACGTCCTGGTCGGTGACAAGCTGTACGGACATCGCGACTTGACCGCGGCTGTCAGTGCGCAATAGGTACCGCTGGCTGTTGAGCCGGAGGACGGATTCGGTCGAGCGCGGGGAACCGGAAGCGAACGCGTTAGCCATCACCACAACCTCGCGCGCGTACTTGGCTCAAGCTCGTCACGTGACGCGAGGAAGTTGGTTTCCGCGTGCGCCAGCTCGGTCGCGTACTTCCCAGTGAGGGCGTTCATCATCCGGTACGCCTCAGCGACGATAGCCCGGACACACGCCTCATACGGTGCCCGCGTAGCGTCGGTATCGAGGTAGAGCGCGTCACTGGCGACCAGCGCCTCGACGATGACCGTCTCGGTCGTGGTTGGCGCGAAGTTGAAGCGCACCTTCAGGGTCTCTGGGCCGTTGCCTTCAAGCCACCAGTGATACCCGCTCTTGCTGGCGTCCTGGTCGTAGACAACTCCATTGGTGTCCGTGGTGCGGATGAAGACGCGGGTGATGTTCCGGGAGCCAAGGTCGTCGAGATGGGGGGCGAGGGAGAACGCCATCGTCTCATCGTCGCCCGGCCCAAGGTCGAGTTGGTCAAGGAATCGGACACGGGAGAGGCCCTGCCGGATGGCCCTGTCCCATGAGTAGGCGATGCCCGGCTGGTCTACGGGCGGCATCAGCGCGTACGCCTGGTACTCTTCGCTCGCCACCGGGGCATTGGTGTAGTCGCGCACTGTGAGCGCGCCGGTCGCAACAGTGAACCCCGAGCGAGCCACGCGCCGCGTCTTGTCCCCGGCTGCCGCAGCGTCAGGGCGGTACAGCCACGACCCTTCCATGAAGTCGGTGTCTACCCCTTGGTCCACAAGAGAAGAGTCCACCAGGGTCGTCGTAGAGCCCCCAGTCGCGGTTGCCTTGAAGCCCACGCCTGCACGGATGGCCGCGTCGATGCGAAGGTCGCGCATGGTAATGCCGACCGTCTGGAACGGTGGCCCCTGTTCACTCTCAAGGGGGCCGCTGGCCGTGTAGTAGCTGATGCGGTACCAGGAGCGCGGCGTGCCCGAAGCGTCTGAGACGCTGTAATTCTCCGTGCCGGCCACGACCGCGACGGTGTCCACGAGGGTACCGGAGGTGGATGTCGGGGACGAATGCCGGTAGAGGCGAAACGACGTGTAAGTCGCCAGCGCCGTGGCGGTGTCCTCGATATAGACGCGTACCGTATTCGCCATGATTCGTCCTCAGTGTATCAGTTTCTTGATGAGCGCCCCTTTGGGGGCCTGTTTATGGACGAACGGCCTTGCGGCTTTACGTCCGACGTAGACGACTGCCCGGTTGGCAGGTTGATGTTGCGGGCAGAGCCGGACGGCCCAGCATCGATGCCAGAACTCTGGCCGGTAGGCCCGCGCTGTTGCCCCGCCGCGTTCCCTTCGGACTGCCAGCCCATCGGCCACGGTGGATGAAAGATGTGGGCCTCAAGGACTTCGACAAGCGCGGAGTATGTGAACCCCCAGTGCAACGAACGTCGCCCACGGGGGGGCATCCACTCAATCGCGTACGGTGGCGGGACATTGAGCGCGAAAAGCTCCGCAGCGGTGAAGCTGCGCGCCTCGCCAACGCGGATGCCACGGCGCCCCTTTGGCGGCATCCACCCAATCTCGTAAAGAGGCGGCTGGATAAGGCCGACAATCTCCGCGACCGTGAAGCCATGCGTCTCTCCGCCGCGCATGCGACGGCGTGGGCGCGGTGGCATCCAATCGACTTCATGCGGTGGTGGCTGGACGAGGCCCACAATCTCGTTGGCCGTAAGCCCGCGGGTAAAGTCCTGTGGGATTCGCGCCACTCGCCTGACTGGCATACCCAGCATTGGCTGCGGGAAGAAAGTCTCGACCGCTTCCGTAAGCGGGATAGTGAGCCCGCTCGGAAGGACAAGGTCGATACGCGGACGCACCAGCGGCCGCGGCTGGGCGATGAGCAACTGCCCGATTGGGACTTGCTCGGGGAGGTAAATGGGGAAGTTTAGGGCGAACCCTAACGCTCCGGTATTTCGCCGGGCTGGGGGCATCCTGTCCGGTTGCGCGCTGAGACCCGGCGGGAGGGCCGATAGCACGATGCTCGCCGCATCGGGGACGGGTTTGAGGTGCGGTAAACCTGGTACGCGCCGCGTGGTGGATGGAAGTGACGACGAGCCGGGCGGGTACTCCAGGATAGGGAGCCATGTCGGGTCGACCTGCGGCTGCCAGACACGCCGTGGCGGGAAGCGGTCAGGGTAGAGTTCTCGGCCATCCGGCAGGGACTCCGGTGGTGGCGTCTCACTGAGCGCGAGGAACGAACCGCTGATATCCGTGATGCCGTAGCGGCGACGGACTAGACGGAGGGTGTCCTCTTGTAGGCCAGGCGGGAGCGCTTCAACCGCGACCTCTTCGAGGATGGCGCGGGATGGGACAACGCTGCCCGTGTTGAGTGGGGGGCGTCGCGGTGGCGAGGCTACGGGGATGGCACTCCCGCCCGCCGGGTAGAACTGGAAGAACGCGAGACCGACACGGCCGGCCTTGGCTGTCGTGCAGTCCGACCGCGTCGTCTGCGCCCCTGAGCCACCGGTCGCCCACGTCAACTCGACCGATGGGGAGTTAGCAACGGAACCCTCGGATGTCTCTAAGTACCCCGATGTAACCGGCGCCCACGGATTGGCGGACGTATCATCATCGACCGCGAAACCACCGATGGCGAGTTCGCCTGTCGCGGCAGGCGTGACGCTTGGGGACGTGTGTTGCGTCCCGCTAGCAGTGTCCGCCGCGTTTTGGGTATCAAGGACAATGCGCCCGTAGCCCGCGCTGTGGTAGTAAGCCCCACAGGCGAGCGCCATGGCGCTGTTGCCACCTGCCTGGTTTACCGTGAAGGTGGAGCCCTCGGTGCCATCCGCGATGCGGTAGAGGCCCTGCATCGCCATGCCGGTGCCGCCCGCGGTAAACAGCGTCTGGAACCCGGTACACGAAAATGTTCGGCCAGCGTTTACGGAACCGCAGATGATGACTAGCAGGTCGCCAGGGGTAATAGAGTTGGGCTTGTCTACGACAAGGCTAGAAGCGTTTGTGCCCTGGGCCGCAGATGTGCCTGTCCCGCGCTGCCTCCAGCCGGTCGGGATTGGGAGCAAGGGGACAATGTTTCGCGTGCTTGGCGCAGCCATGTGTCCCCCTTGCTATTCGCTAGGCCACCTCTCTTAGGTGAGCGTGATGGTCATGCCGTTGGCTATCGCGGTGTTCAGCGGGGTGCAGCCGTTGTTGTAGGCCCCAGCAAGGCGCGTGGTGAGCAGCGTACGAAGCTGCTGCTGGTTCAGGTTCTCCGGGATTTCCGCGAAGGTGCAGAAAGCGAAATACTCGCTTGGCTGGTCACCGCCTGGGTCGGGGTTCACAAAGTGAACCTTCCACATGCCGTTCTCGATGGTGTAGTCAGGCTGGAGGATAAACTGTCCCTTGGCCACGGGCTTTCCCCTTTACATGGTGGTGTGGAACTGGATGCCGATGGCGGCAATCAGTGGAGTAGTGTTTGTTGAGAGCGCGGGGGAGGCGGTCGCGCCTAGTGGCAGGCCGCCTGTTGCCCAGTCATAGACTGGGTGGCTACAGAAGAGAAGTTCGTCTGATGGCTTAACGCCCATCACTGTCCCGGCCGTTGTAGAGCACGCCCCAGCCAAGAAGTAGTCCCCTGGTGGGAGTTCAGTATCCGTAATGGGCAGAATCTGGACGGTATTCACCGTGGCAGACATGGCCGTGGTGCCCGCGCCAACGATGAGTTGTCCTTGGCTGGTGTAGATGCCCACGTCGATGTTCCCCGAAGAGGTCCCGCCAACGAACCAGAACAACTCCCGTGCCGTCGCCCAGTCTGTGAGAGTGAATGGGTAGAGATACGCCAGGTTGTTGGTTGACCACGTCTGGGTGGTGGCCCCGGCAAGGTTTCCAGCGGATATCAGGTTTGTAAGATGCCCCAGCGACTCAGGGCTCCACGGCGTAAGGACTGGGCTCACGGGCCTCCTGTTGTCAGTCCAGTCGCCCATGGCTAATAGCTCCTGAGATAGGCGGCGATGGCCGGGATGGCCACGGTCGTCCGGGTCACCATCGTCTGCGCACTCGTGAACGAGCTGTAGGCGCTGGCCGCCTCCAGTGTCCCTAAGACGCGGCTCTTCTGGAGGGGGACGGGGGACGTTCCCGCTGGCGTATACATGGCGTAGTTGTTGGTGCCGTCGGCGGCCATGCCAAGGTAGTAGCGGCCTGGCCCGATAGCCGTGTCAGTGATGTCGATGATGTGCTCGACCGAGGAGCCCTTTGCAGTGGCGGCCGACGCCACGATGTTGTTTCCGCTCACGTCGAAGATGCCGACCTTGAAGTTCCCCGCTGCGGTCACGCCCGCGCCCACTGCGAGCTTGGTCACGACGACGGCTCGCTCCAAGAGGATGGGGCAAAACACGGCCATGTTGGCCGTTGGCCAAGCTGTCGATGAGGGCGTGGAGGAAGAAGCACTGCCGTAACCGGCCCAGAGCGAGATGGTCGAGATGACCGACTCCCCGCCGTGGTTGGTGAGAAAGCGATGGGGTGCCCAGTCTGCCATGCCGCCCTCCTAGCTGTACTTCCAGACCGACCACGCGAAGTTCCGGCTTGTCCCATGCGTTTGCTTGAGACTGAACCGAAGCGCGTTGGTGTCGGTGAGGGCGGTGGAGATGGGGACAGAGATGGCAATCATGTCGTCTGTGGGCTGGGCACCCTCGTAGCGCATGAAGTAGGCCACGCGCTGCGTCCCGGCCGTGATGACCATCTGGTAAGCGCGAAGCTCCAGTACGTCGCCCGCGACCATGTTCACCTTGTCAACTTGGAGGGTGTACGTCCCGGCCTCGTTTGGGGAGGACAGGAAGTGCTCCGTCGTGACGGTGGCAGACTGAGTGCCAGACGCAAAAGTTGAGACTGCCATCTGCTAGCCCCTAGATTTCCTCGAAGATGATGTGGTCGGACACAGTACCGGCCCCAGATTCTGACGCAAGGACTACGTCACTGTTCGGGGCGGTGGTAGTCGTAATCCACACCTCCTCGTCGGGGGCCGCTACCCAACGGACAACCCCGCCGAACGCGTTAAAGCCAAGCTCCAAGGTCGGCGGGTTTGAGGTGATGGTCGGCCTGGTGGTGGCTACAGCCACGTAGCCCCTAGCTACAGCCGCCGCAGAGAGAGGGTTCAGGTTGGCGGGAGTCACGTCGGTAGGGCCAGTCGAGTTTGTAGACGCGCGCGCCAGACGCATGCGGACGACAGTTGAGGTGGTCGATTCGCCAGCGAGGTAAACCTCTTGGATTCTCGCTGTATTGGTGGAGGACGCGGTCCGCAACGCATGAAAGATGTTGTTAGCCGCCGGGATGGCACCCGCGGCAGTCGCGGTGGTCGTCCAGCCAGCGGCTGTGACGGTGTACTTGGCCATTAGTGAATCCTCCGCGCATCGCGCTTCAGTGGGTCGAACAGGATTTCGCCGTCTGGCCCGCGAAGCAAGTAGGGTTCGTCGCCCTTAAACTTCAGCGCCAGTTCGATGGATTCCTGGAAAGGGTTGCATTCCGCGCGGCAGCCGCCTGAGTCACAGACGTAGGCGTCGCACTTCTGGCAGTACCCTCGCTCCCGAGTACGCTCGGGGTTGAGGATGACGACACGGTCGCAGTGGCAGCAGGTCATCGTGTGGACTTCCATGCGCTGCCCTCCTACAAAGGCGTTGTCGATAAGCAGTGTGCTCTTTCCGCCGCGCGGCATGCTCCCCCTCCTGGTTAGGCGGCTGTCACCGGGTTGCCCTGCTCAAGCGGGATATACCAGAGGTCCCACTTGACCTGGCCGGTGTTGGAGGCGGCACACGAGAGGTTCAGGGTGCCGGGCTCCAGGACGATGCGCCGGGCGGGGAACGGAGCCGCAGCCCCAGCCCCCACAAGCGCATCGGTGAAGGTGCCGGTGACGCCGTAGAGCTGACCCACGGCGTCACCGGTGATATCGAGGACCGCGCAGATGTCCACGTCCGCAGACGCGCCGGCCGTGGCATCAAGCAGGAGCTTGGTGTTGTTGGCCTGCGTCTGAATGACGGTCGTGACTTCCCCGATGATACCCGTCACAAGGATGCGGACGGGAATCGTGAAGAGCGCGTGGTTGGTCGTCTGGGGGAGGTTGGCCGTCGCCCTCGACACCTTGATGCCGAGCATGTCGTTGGCCGCGTTCTGCCCAAGTCGGGTGACTCGCATGATGTGGCCTCCTTAGGCGACGCCGCTGCCGCCAGCAATGCCAGCGGGCGGGACAAGGACGTAGCACATGGTGCCCGCGTCGGTGCAGGTCGCGACGATGGTGCCGTTGGCCTGCATGTGACGCGCTGGCTCAATCCAGACGGCCCGGAGGTCCGATGCCGCAAGGACGATGGAGACTGCGCCCAGGTTCTTGAGATGGCCGGGCGGATTGGAACCGGCCGTGATGGTCACGGTATCGCCGGACGCGTCGGCCTCGAAGATGAGGCACATCGCGGCCGGGTTCGACTTCGCGGGCGGGGTGATAACCCAACCATCGGTTGGGGTGGTCGCCACCGTGCCGACGCCGACGAGGTCAGCGGAGCGGGTAGCCATGGTCTGAAGAACAGGCGTAATAGCCGTCGTGGCCATTGGTCATGCCTCCTAGTAGTACGCGCCGGCGATGACTTCGGCAGCGACGAGGTTCTCCGGCCGGGTGACTTTCGCACCGTAGACGTGGAGTCCCTTGACCGCGGCACCGAAGCGCTGCTCGGGCTTGTAGGCTTCCATCTCCTGGAGCTGCTCGGCGAAGGTGACTGCGCCGTTGTAGCCGCCAAGGATGACGGTCGAGGACGATGCACCGGAGGGCAGGTTGTTCGACTTGTAGATGGTGAAGTCTGCAAGCCGCCCAATCGCGTCGCCGCGGGCCACATCCCGGTTTGCCGGGGTGCCGAACGAGACGAAGCGGGAGTCCAGCCGGAGGTGCGCCTCGAAGAACGGTGGGACGACAAGCCACCGGCCGCCGCGTGGCGTGTTCGCCACGTCCAGGCGTTCCATCAGCCGGACGGTGATACCGTACGCGTCGATTTCACCAACACCCTGACCGATGGTCAGCGGGGTGCCGTTGGTGATGTCGTTGCCGGTACCGTCCACGCCGGTGTTGATGGTCGTGGCCAAGAACACGTCGATGGTCTCGGAGATGCCCCAAGACGCTTCCTTCATGGCATCGGCGCGGATGTCGGCCCGCATCTGGGCCTTGTCCACGTCGTCGATGTAGAAGTGGAAGACTTTGCCCTGGTCAATCACCAGCGCCATGTCCGCGAGGTTCAGCGTCTCGGCGGCCGTGATGTTGGTGTTGCGGGTGTAGTTGCTGATGGTGATGCGCCCAATGGTGTTGATGCGCACCGAAGAGCCGAAGCCCTTGATTTCGCCCTCGTACTTCCGGTTGACGACGTTGGGCTGGGCGAAGATGTGCGTGTCGTTCAGGTTCTCCTGAAGGTCAGCGGCCCAAATCGTCGGGATGAACGACTCGATAGTCATTCGAGTGCTCCTTCGCTAGCGTTCTAGCGGGAGCGCGCCAAAGCCTTATCCACATCCTTGCGCCAGTCTGGGCGCGCGCGAAGCTCATCAGCTGACATTCTCCGAATCATGTCCAACGTCAATTCGCCTACGGCGAGGTTCCCGGTCGGGGCGGCCCCCTTCGGTCGGTTGGCATGCTCCCTCGCCTTGGCGGCGCGTTCCGCGGCGGCGGCCTTATCGGGCGCGTCCACGGCAGCTTTCGCCTTGGCAACTTCCCGCTCAACGTCACGCGTCAAGCGCGCGAGTCCTTGGGCGGTTGAGGGGTAAGGATTCACAGCCGCGATGGCCACAATAGCTTCCTTCACCGAGGGGTACTCGGCGTAGGCCGCATCGCAGACGTCGGCGGCAGCAGCAGCTATCTCAGCTTCAGACACGCCCCTCGTGTTCGGTGCGCTCAAGCGCGACCGGGCAGCGAGGTAGGCTTGGAATTGACGGGGCTCGGCCTGCTCCCACTCGACGTACCCTTCCGGGTCGTCTCTCTTGAGTGCGTCGATGCGGTCCACAAGGGCCTTCAGCTCCGCGTCTTGCGTCGCCGTCTGGTATCCCTTCTGGACTCCCTGTCGTTCTGCATGCGCCTGGGCCTGGAGAAGCAGCCCCTTCCAGATGGTGAGCACTTCGGCTCGCATCTTGACGGGCACTTCGTTGATACGCTGTTCAGCAGTCATCAGCACGTTCGCCCACTCATGGGCGGAATGCCTCGGCTTCGCGGGCTCTTGGCTCCGGTCGCCTGCCTCAGTAGGCTGGGCGTCCTCTTCGTCGAAGTCTTCGGCGTCTGTGACCTGCTCGGCCTCATCCTGCGGGGTCTCAACATCCGATGGCGCTTCAAAGCCTAGGGGGATGTCGAACTTCTCTCGCGGTGGGGCATCCATCGTTGCCACGGGCGCGGAAATGGGCCGACCTCTGGTTTCAGGCGCACTCGCCGGAGCGGATTCAGCAGCCTCTACCGTCTTGGTCTGTGCCATTCTCTTGCAGTCTCCTCATCGGCCGTCGCGCATGGCGTCCCAAATCGGCAGCCGTTGTCACACGCATCCTAGCATACGTCAGGAGTTGTCAGGAAGTACACGCCGAATGCTTGCCGCCATTTCAGGGGTCAATGGGCCGCGGCCGGTCAGGATGGCAATCTCAGGATGTGAGCGCGCGTACTGCCCGCGGCCTCGCGACTCGCGGAGGAGGCCAAGGATAGAGCGCCGGACGCCGCGCACGGCCTGCTCGCTCCACTGCCCAGACGCGGCAATCTGGCGGAGCGCGCGAAGCTTGGCCGCGTCGCTGCCGCTTGTGGCAGTGTTGGCGACGACCTGGAAGAGGTTGTTGATTTCGTGCCCCGTGTCCGCGTCGTAGCCGCGGTACTGCGGGATGTCGTAATACTCGGCCGCCAGCTTCTTGCGCAGCTTCTCCAGGGGGGTCGCGTCCACTCCCACGTTGTCGGCGATGTACTTTCGCCCCGCGTCGTCGAGCGTCGCGAGATACGATTCAACCACGTCATAGTTAAACACGCCATGGTTGTCGGCCTTGTCGAGCGCGTCAAAGTACCCCTGGAGGATGGGGTTTGCGCGGTTCTCGAAGTGCTTGTCCTTGAAGATGGCCTGGAATTGCCCAGAGCGCTCCGCAATCTCGTTCGACCGCGCGTCGCGCCACTGCTCTACCGTGATTTTCCCTGACAGGAGGTCATTGTCGCGCTGGCGCTGGTCAGAGACGTACTGCGCCTTGACCTCTTCCCACTGTTGCCCAGCCTGGTCCTTGCGGGACACGGCACGCTCCCACAATTCCGGGTGCGCCTCTTTCATCGCCTTCTTCTGGGATGGGTCGAGGTCATAGAATGACTCGTTGTACTTGGCCCGTGCGAGCGCGTCCAGTTGCTCGGTCGGCGTCATCGCACTGGCCTTGATGCCAGTGAGGCCGAGTCCCGTCGGGATAGGCCCTTTGTCCCCGCCAAGGAGCACGGAGTCAGAGACAGAGAACGGCGCTACGAGTTCCCGGAGCACCGACCCCACGCTGCGATTCTCCCCGCGGAAGTTTTGGCCCGAGAGTAGCGTCCACGCCGTACCAACCAGGGGTGATGCCTTACTGCGATAGAACGCTCGCGGGTCTCCGTCATCCTTAACCGTGTTTACGATGCCGCGGGCAAGGGAGTCCCATGGCCCGAAGATGGACACATCCTGGCCCTTTACCCGGAAGCGCATAAAGTTGGATGACATCGGGTCAAAGACTTGCTCAAGCGGTATGCCATCCTCCTGGGCCACGTTCGCCATAACGGTCGTCATCACGCCGAGCCCCACGAACTGCGCGAGCATGCGCCGGGCTTCCCACGCGCCGGGGCCGCCGCCAGCCGCGGCCTGCGTCAGAAACTCCAGTTGCGATTGGAAGAAGCGCGGAGCGAAGAGCGCCATCTCCCCGGCGTCTCCGGCGAAACGGTTAGGCGACCACCCCGTAGCGCGGTCGACCGCCGACGCGACGCTCTCCAAGTTCTTCGGGTCTTGCATATTGAAGCCAAAGAACTTGGATGAGCCGTAGGCGGTGTTCGCCAACTCCAGCCTCAGAGCGTCGCCGAAGTTTCCGAAGGCACGGTTAGAGCCGCGGATGGGGTTCACCTTGCCGCCGTATTGGAGTGCGTCGCCAATCTTTCCAAGGCCGGAGCCGATGGTAAACTCAGTCTGTGTCCCGCCGATATGGAGCCCGCGGGCAGCCCATTCCCGGGACGTAGGCCGACCTGCGCGAAGGGCCTTCTCATCGAATTGCTTAATGTACGAGCCTAGGACGGTCTCATCAGCCATCGACTGAAAGGCAACCTTCAGGGCCTTGGCGTAGGCGACAGGGTTCCGCGCCAAACCGATAGCGCCCTGGATGCCCATGAAGGACACGTCGAGCGTCGCCCGCAGTCCGCGAGAGAGCGTGTTGAAAGCGTTGGCCGCCTCGATAAGCTGAGCGCCCTTCCCGGAGGCTGGCTTTTCGGCGTTCAGGAACTTGTTCGCGACGTTGGCCATCTCGGCGGGGAAACCGTACTGCTCCAGCCCGGCCATTTGGATGATGCCTTCGCCGCGACCTACCTTGTGCGATTGCTCCAACGCAGCTTTATAGGTCGGCCGGAACTCCTTGATGCGCTCCTGGATGTGCTCAATCTCGCGCTGCAAGCTGTCGGCCGCGATGTTGTACTTGCCGCCTCGCTGCCGCAGGACGTTGATACGCCGTTGAGTGCGGTTCATGGCCGTCTCGAGGAATCGCAAGCGGTCCACGTCAGGCGGGATAAGCTCGCCCACCTTGTCGGTCACGCGCTGGATTTCCTCTGCCCTAGCCTCGTAGAAGCGCGCACGCAATCGCTCGGCTTCCGTTGCTGGCTGCGAGGTGCGGATAGGGCCGCCCGCCGTCATCTTGCGTCGCGACTTGTCTCCCGCCAGCTTCTCCCCTTGTGCCGCCATCCGCTCGCCGCGCGCTGCTTCTTGCTGGACACGCGTACCCACGCGAGCCACTCCGCGCGTGCCTTCGTCAGGGATACCCCGGTCGAACTCCGCGACAGCCTTATCAAGCTCATCCTCTTTACTGATTGCAATGCGTGCGCGCTTCTCCGCAGTAGCCAGCCGGGACTTAACCTTCCCAAGCTCGGCCGTCAGGTCTTGCCAGTGGGCGCGGATGTTGTTGGGCATCCGGTCTGCCGGAGTGGACGCGACGCGGACTTCTGGGAAGTCATCGAGAGTGACGCCTTTGAGGTACTCGCGGATGTGGTTGTCAATCGCGTGGCGGCCAGTGATACGCGCCATGGACTCGACGGCTTCTTGGAGACTGGCGTACTCGTAGCCCTTGGCGAACGCCTCTTCTTGGGTCTTGAACTTGGCGTGGGCCAGCGGCCCAGTGCGCGAGCCGGGTCGGCCACCACCGTACGCCCGCGGCAAGTCCATCCCTTCGATTTCGGCGCTACCGCGAGGGATGTAGAAGCCGCCCGGTTCGATATCCGGCCGGTTGTGGATGACGACTCCGGCCTCATCCAACTTCGCCTTGAAGGGCGCCAACTCGGCGCGGATGTACTCCATTGCCTGCCGCTGCTCAGTCGTTAGGAATGGACTCATGCGCTCGTAGGCGGCAGCCAGCCCGGAGACGGTCGGGTTGCCGGGGATGGTTGTAATTCGCCCGAGGTTGTCGCGCTCAAACGCCTTCCGCGCTACATCTTCGACCGCAATGCCAGCGCGGGCAGCCTGCGACTCGACGATGGGCTTAAGCTGCTCCCGCGCCTTAAAGATGGGGTAGACCGTCTCCTCGCGCAGAATTGGTTCGCGAAAGATGGTCTTGGCCACAGAGTTGTACGCCTTGTCCATTACGCTCAGCGGCTTTCGCTCCAGCTTCGGCAAGTCAAAGATGCTCGCCTTGCTGTAATCAGGGAGGCCGGGGTCTTGTGGTGGGATGGGGCGCTTGGGGGCTTCCTCTGCCACCATTCCAAGCCGGGGCGCCGTCCTCCCAACACGCCCAGCCACCTTCGCCCCAGCCACGCCGCCGATGCCGGCCGCGAGCAATTGCGCACCTGCACTGTCAAAGCCCATCCGGTCCGCAGCCTCAGATGCGAGCGCTCCGCCAACGGTTGCCCCAGCCACGGCCGTACCAGGGACCTCGAAGCTCCGCGCGATTGGGCCAGCGATAATGCCCGCTTTGGAACTACGGACAGCTGCAGGGAGCAGCCGGGACGCATGCTTAGCCGCGCCGATGCCGACAAAGTTCAGCGGGTCATACGCGGCCTGGAGGAGAAAGCGTTCGCCTGCGGAAAGGTTGGGGTCGCGTAGCCGCTCATCGCTAGCGGTGCGCGCTTCCTTGTAGGTCTCGACCGGGCTCCGCGTAAACGCTTCAGCGAGTGAGCGGCCCACGTCCTTGAACCCCGGCTTGCTCCGGTAGGTCTGTCCTGTCTTGGGGTCGACCTGCGTTTCCTGGCCGGTAACACCCGTGACCACGGACGCGAGGGGTGCGCCTACGTACTTTCGCCCAGCGTCGAGCGCGGTGGTGGCCCCCTTGATGGCGGGCTCCACAAACTCCGGGGTGATGCGGTCGAGTGCGCCAATAACGCCGCCCTGCTTCGGCTTTGTGGGCGTGGGCTGGAATGGCTGCGAGACGAATGAAAGCGCCGACGCGGCTCCGCGGGCAGCAGACTGCCGTGCTGGGCTTGGTCGTTCCTGGCGGGCGGCCTGGACATCTGGCATCGTCAGCGCGGTTTCTTCGAGCTTGGCGCGCGCTCCGCCGTAGTCTCCGGCATCGACGTAGGGCTGTATCGCCTGCGTGGCGCGCTGGAGCTCGGCAATCATGCGCTGCCGTCGTTGCCGCCGGGACTCGTACCGCCATTCAGCGGCCATGGTTACCTCCCGTAGGTCGCGACAGGAAGGGTGCCCCCGGTCGGGGCCGCGCGGCGTGCCTGTTCGTACACGTCCCGGAAGTCAACGCCATAGGCGCCGTAGAGCCCCTGGGCCTGGTCGAACTCGCTGGGGTTCAACTCCGACAGCGTCTTGTAGTTGAGCGCCCACGGCATATTGCTTACGCCGATGCGCGGATTGTTCAGTGATGCCCCGAAGGCGCCGTAGGGCCGTGAGCCCGCTTGTCCGGTGAGCTTCTGGATAAAGGGCTGGTTCCCGAGTTGCTGCGGGCTGTAGCGGTTCACCTGAATCGTCCCGGTGCCGATGCCAGCGTCATACACGCCACCCTCTGCCGCGCGCGGGACGCCCCGAGGGATAGGATTGTTGCCGATGGGGATAACGCCGATACGGTCGTTTGGGTCGGGGTTGAGGTTGACGACCATCTCTTCCACGCCGGTCCGCCTGCCCGGCGCGTCGCCGACGACGGCCATGCCTCGGGGCTGGCCAGCACCACCACCGAAGATGCGCCCGATGTCGATGTTCCCACCAAGCTGACCGCCGCCGAGGGGCATACCAGGGCGCATGCCGGGGGTCTCAATCGGCTGCGTCTGAATAGGCGGGGGCTGACCGCCGGGCTGGGCTGGTGCGGGGCTAGGCGCAGGGGAGGGCATACCTGCGGCTGGAGCCCCGCCTGTAACTGGGGGCTGGGCACCCTGAACCTGTTGGCGCATCGGGTTGAACAGCGACATCACGTCGATGTTCTGTGTCGCCTGCGGGTCCGGTGCACTGAGCCCATTCAAGAGCGAGTTGTACTTGACCCAATCCTGAGGGCCGGAGCGGTCGGCCAGCATCCCGAGGGCCTGGAGTTCGCGGCCAGCGAGGGTGTCGGCGCGATTGAACGCCGAGTTCTCCTGGTCCATGCCGAGGCGGCGTTCGTCCAGCCCGAGCCGGGCCATGTTGTATTTCTCTTGGGCGTCCGCCAGCTTCAGGTTTAGGTCGTACTGAAGCTGCGCCATCTTCTCATTGAACGCGCGGGACGCTTGCTGCTCGCCGAACTGGAGCTTGTCCAATTCGTACTGACGCTGAGCCTGTGCCTGCTGTTCCGCGAATGTCGCGTTGAACTGCCGCGTCTGCTCGTTGAGTGTGTCCTGCGCAATCTTGGTGCGGGCCGCGTTGTCGGCGATAGTCGCTTCGTCGATGCGAATCTGTGAGCCCGTCACCACGCTCTGCGACGTTGAGGTCGGTGGCACCTTCTGGCCACCTGGGAGGACGACAGAGCCAGACGCAGCATCCCATGAGCCAGGCGGAGGAGGGGCGCCGATGCTAATCCATACGCCTGGAGGGATGGTCGCGCCCTTGGGAAGCGGCGTGCCGTCAGGGGCGTAGACTGGCTGGCCGCCGTAGTCGTCAACATTCGAGGGCCCGGCTCCACCGGTCTGGACAAGCTGGCCGACCGTGAATCCGCCAGCAGGGACGCCTGAATACTGTCCTGCCATGGTCTACCTCACAATCCCTGCGCCGGGCCGTACGTGACGGCTGGCTTCTGTCTGTATTGCCACCACCAGGTATTAGAGTCCGGGTTTGGCGTCCAACTCCCACCCATTGACCGGCCGTCTCCGCCTACCGGGATAGTTCCCGGAGACGTACTAACTGGGCCGGCCGCCGGACCACCGCCTGCGTTCGGCCCGCCCGCCGCGATGCGTTCGGCTGGGGAGCCGGTTGTGCCCGTCGTGGCAGTGGCCGTCCCTTGGCCCGGAAGGGCCGCTGAGCCGCCTGCAGGCGTGTTGTAGGGGATGGGAATCTGGCCCGGCTGGGTCTGCATGGCGGGGATAGTGGGCAACTGGCCGGTCACGCCGAACTGGGAATCGTACTTGGAAAGGTCACCTTCAACGTCCAGGTACTGCGTCCCGCCGTACTTGGCAAAGTCCTGGCTATTGCGGTCAATCCCGAGGATGTCCGCGTACACGCCGAATGCTGCGCCGAGGTCGTTTGCGCTGAAGGTGTTCTTTCCCGGAGCGGTGCCGTACTTCTGGACGGTATCCTGCTGGGCCTGCTTGAGCCCTGCCCGCGCGCGTGACTCTTCCTTGCCGCTGAGGAAGCGGTCGATATCCGCGACAACGTGGGCGAGATTCGTGGAATCGTACTGAAGCCCAGTCTGTACGGCTGCGACGCGCCGGTTAAAATCCGCGGCCGCCGCAGCCACAGCAGGGTCCTCGCTAGTGTCCGGCCGGAAGCTCCTGGCAAGGTTCCCAATGCTGGTGACTTCCTGGAGCCACGTATCGTATTCGTCCGTGCCCGGTGGCGGCGGGCTCATGAGAAGCTTGTTGAGCCGGTCGACAAGTTGGGCGTAGGAGGTTGCCGTGCCAGTGGTGGCGGTGTCCGTCATTGGGGTGCCCCCTGGGAAAGGATTGTTGCCGAGCGCGCCAAAACGGTTGCCACGCTCGTCGACGACGCCCTCGCCCCAGTCAGACCACTTCCCGGAAGCGGCGCCGAGATTCTGGGCCGCGTACCGGATATTGAACTCGGGGTCGAGGAGCTGCTCTTTGGTTGGGCGTCCGGCCCATCGGTCAGAACTTTGAATCTGAAAGAGGCCGACAGCGACGCCATTGTCGCCTATTGAGGTCGGATTTCCGGGCGGGACACTCTCGTGCTGGATGACCCAAAGCGCCTTGTCTACCAGTTCAGGCGGGAAATACTTGGCGACCGTGGCGCGCCAGCGCTCTACCTCTGGAGGAAACTGACTAGCCATCTACATGACACCCCCACCGGGATAGGAACCTGCGCCGAGCGGGTCAACGGCCGGCCCCATGCCGCCGTACCGTGGCTCCAGACGCGCTAGCGTTTTGATAGCATCGGGGTCTTCCCAATATCGCGGGTCGCCGGCGTCGCGCATGGCAACCAGTCGCATGTACTGCTCGGCCGGGCTCAATGGCACAGAGAAGGGCGGGAAGCCGTCGGCCATGAGCGCGTCAACGAGCGCGGGTTTGTACTTGTCGTGGAAGTAGCGCGCATGGTCGAGAATGCGATTCCAACGCGCGCCGCTCAGCCGTCCGCCTTTCATGCACCTACCCTCGACATGGAGCCCTGCCCGGCACTTGCGCTCGATGCGCTCTGCGGGGCTGGCCCAGACTTGGTTTCAAACGGGGCCGCACTACCCGCCGCGCCGGCCCCGCCCACCGATGGCGGCTGCATCTGCGCTGGCACAGCGCCGACGTTCATACCCTGCGGCTGGCTCTGGAGCGGGTTGCCGTATTGGTCAACGAGCCCACTGGCTGGCTGCTGGGGTTGCATGTACGTCCCCATGACCTCGGCCTTGGCTTCTTCGATGACCATGCGGGCAAGTTCGGCTTCCATCGTATCCTCGATGATGTCCTCGTCCTCGGCCTCGAAGTCGTCGATGCCGTGGGCTTCCTGGACGCGCCAGCGGGAGATAAAGCCTTCCTTGTTGGCTTGGCGCCGGGCCTGCTGCACGGCAATACGATTAACATCACTGAGCGGGTCGATGGTGCAGACGATGGGCGTCTCATCGATATCGTCCGGGCTCAGCCCCAGCCATGCCGTCCCGCCCTTCCGTCCGTTGCTCATCACGCCCGAGAGGTACCAAGGGAGCTTGTCGCGGCGGATGGTGACGCGAATCTTGTTGATGAGGTCCGCGTGCGCCCGCGAAGCGTTGTCCAACGCGACCTCGTACATGCTCTGCGCCGCGCTCTGGAGGGCGTTGATGGCGTACCCCGCAGGGTCGCTGCCGGGAGACTCACCCTGTGCAATCGGGTTGAGCCCGGAAATTTGAATCAACTGCATGATTTCGGCACGCAGCCGGGACGAGTCGAACGGGACAAACTGCGAGGTCACGTTGACCGGCACTTCACCCGGCCGAAGCCGTGGCACGTTTCCATTGCTGAAGTCGAGCGGCGGTGGAGCATCGTTCTGGCCCGGTGGCACCACGTCCCGCATCCCGCCGTTCGGCCCCTGCGGCTGCGTGATGACCACCTTGGGCTTCGAGAGCGTAAAGGCCGTATCGGTGTCCAGGGTCATGAGCCAGTCAATCGCCTTCTCTAGGCCGCTCATCCCCCAGAACACGCCCTGGTAGCGCTCCGTCCGGTTCGGACTGCCAGTCGTCATGCCCTCGTAAAGGACGATGGGGACGAAGCTGAACCCATGCTCGACCGGCCCCTCCACGCACTTGTTATCCACAAAGAACGCGTACCAGCGCTTGTCGTAGTACCAGACACACTTCGCCACATCCATCGGCCGGTCGCTGTTCGACGTGTTCCACGATGGCGACCCCGTCCGCTTCGACAGCGACTCCGCCCGCCATTCGGTGTACTCCTTCTCGCTCAGCCGCCGCTTCAAGACCGAATCCATGACGCCGATGGCAACATCCTGCTCGATGAGCGCGGTACACACTTCGTCGCCGTCCTCATCCCACATGAGCGAAAGCGGGTCAATGGGCCGGATACCGTACGGGTCACCCGCGCGCTTGAAGTCTTCCTCTGTGCGTCTCAGGTACGCCTTGGGCGTCTCCCCGTCCCGCATTTCATGGTCCATGTCGTCATATGCGCCAGTCCGGTAGATGAGCAGCGCCCCGAGCCCGTCCCCAAGCTGGTTATCGACAATGACGCGGAGCTTTGCCTTCTGACGTTCCATGGCTGGCCAGAAGTTGTTTGCCCACCGGGTCTGCTTCTCCGACCGCTCTTTGTCGTCCTCTTTGCCACCGGCTGGCTCGACCCGAAACTTAGGGGGATTGCGCGTCGCCATCGCAGCCACGCGCATAATCATGTTGTGGCCGAGACGGGAGTGAATGTGCTCATCCGTGCCGATGCTCAGCTGCTTGGCCCACTTCTCCGGCATCTTGGCGCGGAGATAGCGCACGTCACGTTCAAGGCGAATCTGGTTGTGCCAGGTGGAGAAGTCCCCGCGCAGCCGCTCCAACGCGCTCAGGACATCCTTCTCTGACGGCTTTGGGTAGCGCTCCTTCCAGGAATCGTGCGCGTCACGAAGCTCGCGGAGCGTCCGTGGGTCGTCGGAAAGTTCACGCTCGATATCGGCCGTGATGTCTGAGAGGGCCAACCTGGCCGTCCGGCCGCCGTGCGCAAGGGAAAACCGCACGCCCCATCTAGGGACACAGCGCAGGGTGACTAGGGCAAGCGTACCACAATGTCATTCACGGAATGCAGGTCACCATCGCACTCCCGAGTAGGCCGTCGTCTGGCCCTGGCTCGAATTGAGTATCAGGAAGTGTAGGCCCAGAACGCCAAGGCGCCGCGCGTCCATGGCGTCGGCATGGTTCGCCACCGGCGTATCCGTTGCGTACTCGTCTTTGCTGTTTGGGTCACGCCGCTTGGCCCACCGGTAGCTTGGGAATTCGGCGATGCTGTCCACACACGCCGCGTTGATGGTGAACTGCCCGGACGCCAGGTACCCCCGGAAGGTGTCGATACCCTCGCCTCGAGCCCAGTTGCCCTTGCGTATCGGCCAGCGATGGCGCTGCGGGTCTTTGCAATCGAGTCCCTCGTCCAACCTGCACATCGCCCCGAGCGTCGCTATCAAGGTCGGCTGTATCGGGTCGGCCTCAATGAAGTCGATGAGGGCTATCGCGTCTTGCGGCCGGAGGATGTCCGCGTGAATCTCCTGAGCGCTTGGCGTCCGCCGCTGATACCACTCGGCGTATTGATGGATGCGCCATTGCCGCGTCTCCACATCCGGCCACGCCCCAAGGAACACAAACGCCGTAGGGTCGCCACCACCAAGGTCGTAGCCCACCACACGATAGGTGCACGCTTCCCAAGGCACCGGGTCGTCCTTGACCACGTGCGTCGCCTTACTGAACTCGGGGTACACGAGACCCTCGCGCCCCGTGAACGCCTCGTCCGGAGTGCTTGGGTACCAGGCGCTGAACGCGGCGCCGTCCATGTTCGGATATCGTCGCTTCTCCTCCTCGAGCCATGCTCCATCACGCCCTGGCCGCACGTCCCAAGGGAGGAATACCGGCATCAAGGACTTCGGGCTCAGCGCCGGCAGCGTCCACACGCCGGATTCATCGATAGCCCAGTCGTCGCGGTCGCCCACGCTCGCGGTCCAAAGGTCATAGAACGCACCGTTAGGCCCAAGGCTGGGGTTCGTCGTGCTCGACACGATGGCTTGGCCGCCCGCGCTCAAGGTCGGCCCCACGTGCTCCCAGTTTGTTTCGGCGTACGCGTGCATGGCGAACTCATCGAACACGGCAGCGTCGAACGTGTAGGACGTGCCGCCCGTCTGCGTCGCTGCGAATATCTGAATCAAGCCCTTGCCCGAAAACTCTGTGATGGGAAGCGCCTTCCGGTACGTGACGCGCTGCTCCTCCGGAAGCGAGTCGACCATCGCCAGCATGCGGCGCTCGAGCTCGTGCTTGGCCGCTTCCTCGTTCAGGCTCCAGTAGCCTACACGCCAGCCATCAAGCACGGCCCTACGGTCGGCGTAGAGTCCCAAGAGCCAAGACATTCCCAACTGACGGGCCTTGAGGATGATGACGCTCTTGCCCTGGTCGAGCAGTGCAGCTACGAAGCGCTGGTAGGGGAACATCTCGAAGGGGATAAGCTCCGGGTCCGGCGGGTCGCTCAGTATGCGCACGTGCCCGCTCAGTGCTTCTGTCGTCTCCCAGATGGCCCTACGCGCGGCAGACTTCCGCCGCTTGGCATCCAGTGCCGCCTGTAGAAGTGCAGGATTGGCAAGCAACGTGCGCTCGAGGTCGCGCACGCGGAACGACGTGGGCCTAAGCGGGCGACTCATGCATACCAACGGGTCACAGCGTTGTAGGCCGCGGTAACCGCGGGGTTGCCGATGTACTCCAGGAGCGCAGCATCCGCCCTTAGGTGCGCGTCCTCCGTGTCACTGAGTTCCGCCGCCTCTGAGAGAGCCCGCAGCAAGTGCAGTAGGTCGCCGGGCCTTGGTGGCCGAACTGGGGTCGCGCTCATGTGGGGCTAACCTCAAGTACGCGCCATGTCCTCATGACGGCTCACTCACGCTCCCATCGGAGAACGGGCAATCGTGGGCGTCGTGGATGCTGTAGGTCGCATCACATCGCTCGCACCAGCGAAACGTGGTGCCCCAGGCGCTCGACGTCGTCGCTTGAGGCCCCGTGCAGTAGTGCCAACCATCCCCGTAAGTCACTCCCCCGCAGACCGCGCAAGCGTGTTTATCCGAGGTGGCAATGGGCTCTCGGGGAGCTTTGGGCGTTTTCCCCGCTTTTTTCGAGCCTTTGCGCAGATTGTATTCGGCAACCGTCATATCTAGGCGGCCCAAACGGAACGCTAGGCCGTTCACATCCTCCCTGAGGCGCGCCTGCTCGTCCCTCTGCCCGGCCGAATCGAATTCCAGGCGCGCAATCCGGGCCAGAAGCGCCTCAATATCCGCTTCTGTGCTTGGCTTTCGGGGCTCCGGTGGCGTTTTCCCCGCGTTTTCGGCGCCTTCTATCTTGGATGCGTCATAGGCGAGGGTTGCCCGGAACCCCATGTGTCCCTTCAGGACATCCTCTGTAAACCCGCGTACCCAATCCCACGAGAGCCCCACGTGGTCTCCGGCGTACTCATGAATGCGCTGCAACGCCAGCCGGTAGGACTGCGCCTCATCGGCGTATCGGTCGGCTGGCCGCTGCCATGCGAATTGGCCCCAGTAACGCGGGTCCTCTGTGTTCGCCAATGTCTCAATCCCTCCTTGTGGCGCGCATTGTAGCGCCCCTACTCGGCCGTTTCGCCTACTTCGCGGTACTCACCCTCAATAGACTGCGCACGCTCGGCTAGGGCCTCTAGGCGGTCCTCTGAGAGCATCTGAATGGCCAAGGCGAGGATTTCGGCGCTCGCGAGTGCATTCGAGCCCGGCGTGTAGCCCGGATGGCCGGTCTGAGCCAGCCATTTCAGCGCTACGTATGGGTCTGTGCATGCCGCTCGATAGGCTGCGAGCTCGGGGCCGGCGGCTGCTTTCCCGCGTGCAAGCTCACATTTGCGGGCGAATTCGGGGTCACGCTCCCAATATGTGGCCGTTTCAGTGACCACGCCCGCCTTATTGGCAGCCCCACGCTGAGAGTAGCCGAGTGCCAGATTCTCTAGGTAGGCGGCCTGGCACGCGTCATGCTCAGCACGTTTCATGCGCCCACGGTCTAAGAGTGACCCCATGGTCACGTATGGTAGCACGCCTGCAATTACGACCCTACCGCATTGTCCCTACCACGCATGCGGTCGATACTAGACTGTCTTGGGGAATCTAGGTAAAGGTACTTGTTTGGGGAGTAGGGGACGCGTAGTGTTCCTATCACGGCAGACGGATTCAGCCGAAGGCGCCACGAACAACCCGGAGGGCACCGGGCGCAGGGCCACCAGGTGGCGCGCTGTAACAGGCGCGCGGATGCACTCGCGGAGGCTACCGGGAATCGACCGGTGCGATTGAGGCGAACCTACAGCGGGCGTACACGTAACCAATCGTGCGGCGCGGCGATATGCGGGAGCCTCGATACCTAGCGGTCGCCGGGCAGTGACGAGCCCGGCCTGATGAGAGCGTCAACGAAACCGCAGGAGACAGAGAGATGGCGAAGAAAATCCGGCACGCGTGCATCAATCCGGCATGGCGCCTGGAACGCGCGACGACACGCGCTGACGGCTCGACTGACTGGTTTTGGCTGGAGGTTACATCTCGAAGCGTAGATGAAATCCTGGACGCGCTTAAAACGTATCGGAACCATGCAGCGGTCCGGCACGCCACATATCGCGCGGTTCCGACATGCGAGGAGCACGGCGACCGCTTCCGCTGCCCAATCGCCACCATCGATACGGATGGCAATCGCATCTAACAGTCGCGGCGTGAAACCCGTGCGGGGGCTCCGGCCCCATCCTCGAAAAGAGGAGCGACACACAGAGGAGATGAGAGATGGCTATCGAAAACAAAGTGAAGCGCGGCGACTATGTCGCGATATGCGAAATAGTCCGGCGCGAATGGAAACTGGGCGCGACGCACGAAACGGAAGAGCGATGGAGCATTGCTGTAGTCGCAAGCGCGACGCGCGATGGCATCATCAAGCGCGCGTACCTGCGGCCGAGTGACCAAGCTGCCAATCGGCACTATGAGATGGCGCCATCCGAAATCCGCACGCTGTCCGCTGGATACCAGGAAGCAGCATCGGCATTGTTCGCCAAGCAAGACGAGCGATGGGATTTCTGGCTTAGCTCGGCGGACGAGCTAGTCAAGGCACTCATGACACAGAATGTCGCGGCGTGAAACCCGTGCGGGGGCTTCGGCCCCGTCCCTGAGAAAGGGAGCGACGACAACTAGGCGGCCCGGCGCAATCCGGGCGGAGGTTAGAACAGATGGCGACGTACACGACGATGACGACAGCACACCTGGGCGACGGGGCGACAGACGACGACCTGGCCGAATTCGTGGCTCTCTGCAGGGAGGTAGCGCGCCGGCACCCGTCATGGAGCGAACAAGCCGTAACGGACGCGGTCTGGGGCGATGGTGACTACATCCGCAACGCTGCCCAGCTACTCGCCTAGCCCACCACACACGACGACCAGTAGGCGACCTGGCGCAATCCAGGTGGAGGTTAGAACGATGGCAACCTACACGACGACTGGAATCACACCTTGCACATGCTGCGCCACCCTATGCGCTGGCGGCCCGCTTTGTCTCGGCTGCGGCGGTGGCGGGTGGCCGTACGAACTGGGCTACTCGCGGCTGCGTGGTCTCCCATGGGCCATATGGGCTGCCCGTGCGGCCTGTGAGCATGCTCGCAATCGCTCCTAGCCGCGGCGTGAAACCCGTGCGGGCCGGGCAACCGGCCGCCCTCGTGAAGAGGGGTGGCGACAACGCAAAGGAGATTGGGGAATGACCACCTACACCATCCGATGGCTGGACGAGTCCAAGCCAGACCCGATTCAGACCATCATGTTTGACCACCTGGACAGCGTCCGCGGCTACATCCGCGCCGCCAACCAACAAGCGGGCATCGCGCCGCGTCGCTGGCTCGGGCTCACGGAAACGACGTACACGCACTTCGGCGGGGATGACCCGCTTTTCGCCACCGGGCTCAAGTCGGAGCACGCGCGATGAACCTTGCCGAAGCCGCGGCAGCGCTCGGCATGAACCAAGGCGCGCTCTGGGCCAGCCTCGCGACCGGGCGCATCATCGGGGCGGGACGAAAGGACGCGAACGGCCGCTGGCAATTCACCGACGACGACATCGCGGGCATCCGCGAATTGAGAGGGAGAAGACGATGACGTACCAGGAAAGCGAAATCCGTTCCACATCCCTCGACCGCATGGCCGAAGTGCTGGCCGACGTGGCGCTGTCCATGCAGGCCGAGCAGTACGAGCACCCTGGCGCTCTGTCGGCTGCCCGTGCGGTCGAAAAGGCCATCCGTGAACTATGCGAGGCGGCCGAGTGCTACCGCGCCGGCAGCGTCACCCTTGAAGGAGCACCACAGTGACCGGCGAAGAAGCTAGCGCCCTCAAGGTGGGCGCCACCATCTGGCTGGCCAACGCGGCCGAGCCAATCGAGTACACGGTCACGGCCGTCACCCCAAAGACGGTCAAGGTGAAACCGGTACACCCTGACGCCGGGATGGCAGCCCTTGGGATGACCCCGAGTGTCATCCGCGCCACCGCCTTCACGCAGTACCATCTGACCCGCATCGCCGCCCTCCTCGACTCCTACCGGGGCCAGCGCGCCCGCCTCTTCTACGCAGAGCAGGGCGCCCAGTACGAAAGGGGCATGCTCGCCAAGATTGAGGCCGCCTACGAGGCGGAGAAGAGGCGGGCCCAATGACCGGCGAACAAATCACCGCCGTACTCTGCTTCGCCATCATCTCGGCATCGGCGCTCATCGCCTACTACCTCTCGCTGCGTGACGGCTGGATGGCCGACGACGCCGACGATTGGACAGACGACGACCAGGACGAGCCCAACGTCCCGATTGAATGGAAGTAGGCGCCAAACGACCAGGACACAAAGAAAAGGCCCCCAGTTACGGGGGCCTTTTCTGTTGGGCGCTTGGTTTACGCTCGCGGCCGTTGGGGTTGGTTATTGTTTGTGGCTCGCTTCAATTCTATGGTGGTTGGCCACACTCGATGGCTCGCTCGCTCCGATTGGAGTCGGTGCAGCATTTTGGCTCGCTTGTCCACTTTGGGGGCCGTTCTGGCGTCTGGCTTAGGTCATCCGCCCTCCTTTCAGCGGAGTGTAGCCCGGCGGCGGGGCGTAGTCGTGGTGGCCGCCGAACTCAATCACCCACGGCTGCGGAACGGGTCGGCCGGTCCGCAACTCCCACGTCACCGTGTGCCAGTCTGAGAGGAAGCGCTTGACCGCGTACCGCTTGGCGCGGGCGTGGATGTGGGCAGGGGGGAGCTTGCCTTGGGCGTACGCCTTGTACGCGTCCGTCCCTTTGTTCCACTTTTTGTCTTCGAGTGCGCGTGCCGCCGCTGGCGCAAGCTCACCCTCTTCATTCCGTTCGACCTCCATCATCTTCCGCTCGGCGTAAAGCGCACCGTAGTACGCATCCTGCGACCCGCTCACCTTGACGAACGACTCGCCAATCTTCCAACACAGCATCTTGAGGGACTTGTTCCACGGGATGCGGGCCAAGTACGCCTGGAGGCTGGCCTTCGTCACCGGCCCTCCGGTCGGGCCTTCCTTCGTGCGCGGACCGGCACCGCGGATGATGCTGCGGAACGACCGGTTAGTGAGCTTCGCGACCGCCAGCAACTGGGGGACGGACAGGCCGAAGTCCTCCGGGATGTCGCCCATGATGTCCGCCAGCTTCTTTTCCTCCATCTCGGTCATCTGGCCAGGAAGGTCGCCGTTGAAGTCCTCATCATAGATGTACGGGATGAGCGCCAGCGCCTTCTCCTTCCCCAGCCACTTGATGTGCGGGTCGAGCCCGGCGAAGCGGAAGATGTGCGACACCGTCGGGCACTTCTCGATGTCGATGTGCGCGCTCAGGCCGCCCGAGAGGATGGGGCCGATGCCTTTCTGGGCCATCGCCCACTCGGCCTCAGGCTGCACCTCCGCCCAACGCGTGATGGCCTTCGCCATCTGCTTCTCCAGCACCTCCGCCTGGACGGTGAGGAAGTCCAGCGTGTCGGCCGCGTTGTCGTCGGATGCCTGCCGGACCGCGCGAAGGCGGTTCTCGGCGATGATGCGGATGGCCTGGAAGTCGTAGTAAGTGTCCACCAGGTGCCTGGCCTCGCGTGGGCCGAGCAACGCTCCGGCCTTCGCAAGGTCACGGTTCAGCCGCTGTACGGGTTCGAGGTCAAGGTCAATGGCATCCAAAGGTTCTCTCTCCTTCGTGGGGTGTGCGCTTTGGCGCTCGGGTTGTATGGGGTTAGTCGCCGTGCATGGCTCGCTCAAGCTTCATGGGATGTCGTCTATTTCAATGGCTCGCTCGCTCATCTTGGTGGCAGTTCCCGGTGTATGGCTCGCTCGAGACCTATGGGGGCAACCGGACAGGATGGCTCGCTCTTCACTATTGAGGGTCGTCGCGGCGCGTGGCTTGCGTGGCCGCTTAGCTCATCGGCTCCTCCTCCCACGGCAGCGGCACGTGGACTGGGATACGGCCGATGATGTTGTCCATCACCGCGCGCATCTCAGCGCGCCAGCCATCCTCCATGATGTCGAGGAACCGCTCGGCCCAGACGCGGTCACACACCGCGGCAATCACGCCCGCTTGGAATCCCGCCCGCCAAACCATGGCGTTGACGACAGCAGGCGCGAACGCCGGGGCGACAGACAGGGCGAACGCCGCTATCTCCGCGGCGTTGGCACGGACAGACGCCATGGCCATCGACGCCAAACGCCCTGCAATCGCACGCCGCAGCTCGTCCAGTTCGTCCACCGCGTCCGCAATGGCCGCGGCCTCTTCCAAGATGTCAGTCATCCCCGTGCCTCCTCGTACTGGGCTCGCGTGCGCCTGATGACCCATGACGCCTTACGCGTGGCGTTGGCGCCGCCGTGAAGGAGGCAGTAGACCTCCCCCTTGATATCGACTCCCCGGTACCGGCACGGCTCACCCTTGGCCGTGTACGCTTGGCACAGCATTACTTCACCTCGGCTAGTTGGTCTGCCAGCGACCTAACCTCTTTGGTCACGTACTGGATGTCCCGATAGATATCCCCTTGGATGGCAAAGCCTTCCTCATAATCGCGCGGGACAAGGTCAAAAGCGTGGTCGCACTCAAACCCGAACCACCAGACATTGTCTGGCGAACCCGGCTCCGGTCGGTGGCAGATGCCGTTTCCCTCATCTCCGTCGCAATGCGCCGCATAGGTCAGCCCGCCGTGCACTTCGACGTTGTAAACGGGCTCATCGCTGTATCCGCGCTCGAACCAAGGATGGGACGGCGGAACAGCCACATAACCGCAGAGAAACCCCGCGCGGGCGCGGCGGATTAGGCATGGGTACCCCGTGGATGCGTCCACCCATGCGACGCGATTCGGTTCAGATTTCCACTGCATCACTTCACCTCCGGTGCTGGCACGAGGGCCTCGGCGACCTCGACCCATTGGCTCGACGTGTAGGTGATGGCGCGCCGGATAGCGTCACCGATGGGGTCTTGCGGGAGCGCTGACGCCTTCCACGACGACACAGCCGGGAGGATGTCCTGGAGGATGTCGAGCGCGGCCCTTGAGCCGAGCACGTCCAGCGCGTGGATGATGTCCGGCGAATCCTCCAGCCACGCAATCACCCGGCCAGCGTCAAACTTCTGGCTCGACGAATCCCGGATGCGCCACTTGAGCCCGTCGTCGGACTGCATGTAAACCATGGGTGCGACGCCCGCCTCTTTCATCTTGGCGCGGACAACGGGCTGTATCTTGGCAACCTCCTTGGCCCAGCCGTTCTGGTTTCGGCGGGCATCGTAGAGCCGCCGGACAAGCGCTTCGAGGCTGGCATCGACCGCGAGCAGTTCACCGCTGTCCTCGTCCACCCAATTCCCGTGCTCGTCTTGGATGGCGCTCATGCGTGACGCTCCCGTCGGCAAGAAGTACACCGGTACATCTGGTTTTCGGGGACGCTCTTCATCGCGTTGTGGACGCGCTTGTTGAGGCCATACCGCTCATCCTGGAAAGCGTTCTTGCAAGAGCATTCGAGAATCACTGTGTCTCCCTCCATTCCTTGAGAGCCTTCCGGCCCGTTGGCGTAAGCACGACGCTGCGGACAACGCGTGCGTTCATCGTGAGTAGTCCCCTGTCCCGGCCACGGCGAAGGTGGTAGCGGGCCGTCGATGCGTGTCGCACCCCGAGCCCGGCCGCCACCTCGTCCATGGTCGGCGGGAACACATGCTGGCGCTGGTAGCGGTCCACCACGTCGAGCGCCCGCATCCAACCCGGCACACGTTTCATCTGCCCTCCGTCGCGCTGGTTGCGCAGCCCGAACCATAGGGCCGCCGCGAAAATAATGCAACCCCTCTTGCATGTTTTTGGCAGAGGCGTATCATCCAACCCGCGCCCCAGCCAGGGGCAAGGAGGTTCGGATACATGGAAGCCTTGAGAACGATGCGCGATGGATGGGCGGTATTTGATTCCATCCGACCCGCGTCTTACTGGGTGGCAAGCAGAGGTGTCAGCGCCGACGTTGAGCGGCTCTCTGAGTCATCGTGGATTGCCCGCTGCCTCATCATCGGCCCGAATACGGCCACTTTATCGCCAAGCACGACAACCACGATGACGAAAACTACGATGAATGGCTCCGCCGGGAGGTGCGCTGAAAATGACCCCAACCGTGCTCCAGGTCAACCCTGACATCCGCATGGAATGGGACGGCGGCCAGGTCATCATGACCAGGCGCGTCACACGCACGCCGAAGGGCAAGGAAAAGGGCGGCGCCCACGATTACGAGGCATGGGACCTCATCGGGTACTACTCCGGCTTCCCGGCCGCGGCCAAGAAGCTGCTCGACCTGGGAATCGGCCAGATGGGCACCGTCACGGTGGCCCAGTTCATCGCGCATTCTGAGCGCATCGCGAAAGAGGTTCGCGAGTCCGTGGCCAAGGCGCTGGAGGGGAAGGCGTGAAAATCATGCTGGTGGCAGAGTGCCAGATTTGCCTGCGTCGGGAGCCCATCAACCCCGACAGGAAGCTGTGGTGGCAATCCCGTCCGTACTGTATCACCTGTGAGGTGGACTTTGCCGATGCGCTTGCGCGGCTTGTAACCGGTGACCCGCATGCGGAAGCGGTGGCGCAGAAGCTGTGGCAATGGGAGGTGCGCCGTGACTGAGCCTATCGAGGTTGCCCCGCACAAGGACGTGTACGAGGCGATGGCGGCGGCCATGCACGATTGTGGCTACGTGGAGAAAGGCCGCCGAATGGTGCCGGATGGGCGTGGCGGAATGAAAGACGCGCTCGGGTACAGCTTTGCGAGTGAGCGAGCTGTCCTTGAAGAAGTCCGCCCAGCGTTTATCCGACACGGGCTGGTTGCCTTCGTGGCGGGATACGAGCGCCTGGACATCACCGAGCATGAGCGCACCAACAACTACGGCAAAGAGCAGGTCATCACCACTGCGCGAGCCATCGTCCAAGTCCGTATCCTCCACGGCCAGAGCGGGACGCACCTCGATGTGTTCGACCTTGGGGAAGGCGCAGACTTCGGGGACAAAGCGCTCGGCAAAGTGACCACGTACGCTTTCAAGGGCGCGCTTCGCCGGGCAATGATGCTTGTCACAGGTGACGACCCGGACGAGACGCCCTCATCCGAGTACGAACGCGAGCCAGACCAGCAACGACGACCACCAGCGCAACGCCAGCAACAGCGCCCCAAGGCCGAGCCGCCACCGCGCCCAAGCCTCGCCGACCGCATGGCCGACGTGGTGCCCGAAGCCGCGACCGCGGAGACGTGGCAGTTCCCAGACCCAAAGTCCGTGCAGGAATACGTGCTTGAGGTCCGCATGGGGCCATTCGAGGACAAGGAAACGCGGGCCGCAGCTTGGGCGCGCTTCATCGCATCGTTCAAAGGGGAGCTTAAACGCAAGGGCATCGACGGCAACTTTGCCGAGTGCATGGAAGCCATGAAGGAAGCCGATGGCGACGCGGGGCTCTTCCGCGTCATCGACCAGGCCATCAAGGACGCGATGAAATGAAGTGCCGGCGCTGTACCCGTACGCCGCTGGTCGCGCATGGCGAAGCTTGGTGCATCGTCCATGGCACCGTCTACGAGCTCCAGCCCATCCCGCCAGAAGGGATAGGCTCGGCGCGGCAGCACGGGTACACGCCTGCCCGCATCAGCAACCGCGACCGCCGCATCTTGGCGGGAGAGGTGCCCGACGATTGGGGCTTTGAAGAGAGACTGGAGGGAGAGATTCTGGAAGCACCATCGGGCCTAGATGACGTGGCCCTACTCGACCACCTCGCCAAGCGCCTGGACGCGAGCCCGCGTGCAGTGCTGCGCCTACTCCGAAGGAGCGCAAAGAACGCATGACCGGACAACAACCACAACTCCCTGGCGTCCAACCATGGGACAAAGCAGAGGATGCCCCCGGCGGCGATAGGGCTCGTGCCAAGGGATGCCAGTGCCCCATAGACGAGAACGGGCAGCGTTACAGAGGGCTCCGGGGATGGATTATCGTCCTCAGTTGCCCCGTCCACGCCGCGCCTAAGGCACTCGACGATGAGTAAGTGGCCCAAAGCCTACCTTCGCCGCCCAGTCATGGTAACGGCCATCCGGTACACAGCCGAGACCTGCGCGCAACTCTGCGATACCTGGCTCAGCGACCCGCACACTCCAGATGACGACTGTGGAAACGTTGTGCTGCTCATTCCTACCCGCTCGGGCCATCTGAAAGACTGTGCCCCTGGGGAATGGGTTGTCCGCGACGCCGCTGGGAATCTCTCCGTGTGGAAACACAAACGATTCAAGGCCGCGTTTGAGGCGGTGTCCGATGAGTAAGGTGCCGCCAAAGGCTGCTACGCGCGTCCTGGAGACCTACAGCGGCCAATTCCAACCATGCACGCACCACTGGGTCATCGAGACGCCAGCGGGCCCTACCAGCGAAGGCCAGTGCAAGAAGTGCGGGGCTCAGCGCAACGACTTCGCGAACTGGGTCGAGAAGGACTACTTCCGCGACAACGAGACTGGCCTGACGTTCAAGGGCCAGTGGCAAGGGAGGTTGTGATGGACGAGGACGATATCCGCGCGGCGCTCATGGAGCACCTCATGGCATTCGCTCAAGGGCTCTCGCGGGAACAGCTCGACATTGTCGTGCGCATGGCGATAGACCTGTCCCACCACGGCGTCGAGCCGAACGCAGCGAAGGAGGCACTTACTCGTCTTTGCTGTTTGGGTCACGCCGTGAACCTCATGCTCCGGGCGGTTCGGGCACTGACCATCGCCCTGGCCGCGGAGTCACAGCCATGACCATCCAACTTCACCCCGAAGCGCGCTCGGTCGGCGGGGCGCGGTACCAGAAGAATCGCCACCGGGCTACGCGCTCGCAGCATCGCCTCGCGAGCTTCCTGACTCATCAGCGTTTCCCGCCTTCGGCCATCGCCGTACTTGTGAACCGGTCGCGGACGTGGGTGGTGGAAAACATGGCAGAGGAACGGGTTCGTGCTTGGGTAGCCACGACCCCAATGCCTGAGGTCCGTAAGCCACTGACTGTGAGCGAGGCGACATTGTGGGCGCGGCTTGCCCGAGACGCTGGGCAACCGGTATCCCACACAGCCTTGGTTCAGGCGTTGGGGGGGGCCACCTACGAAGGGTGGGCCGACCCGTATACCTGCCGCACGCACATATGGAACCTTCGCCGCAAAGGATGGCCTGTCCGCAGCGCTGGCCACGGTGCCGGGTACGTGGTGCCGGCATCCGCAAAGGGTGTGCCATGGCGCTCCTGACAGAGCAGGAAGTTAAGTCATCGAGGTTGCTTGGGCTGGCGTTCATCCTCACCGAACGCTGGTTTTCGACGAGAGAACTGGCGGAGAGAGCGGGGACGGCACAGCGCACCGCTCAGCGTGACATCATCGCGCTGAGCCGCATGTTTCCAGTCGAAGAGCGAGACGGTCGCAGCAGGTGGGAGCCACCTCGCTACCACATCCCAAAGAGCGCACTCAGGAGGTACAGAGATGGAGTTTGAACCATACACGGTCACGGTGACGGTCGAGACGGACAACCACAGTTTTGGGCATCGGCGGACTGCCACTCGATTCAACAACCGGACACTATGCTTCGCGACGACAGCCGCCACCGAACCCGGAGCCCGCGCCAATCACGCCGTCGCGTGCCAGAAATACGGACTCCGCAACGTCTGGCCCGTCAGCGAGGGGGAACTTTCGATATCCACACAGACATGGGTGTGCGACGTAGAGGAAGGGTGGGCCACAACCGTGTGGCGCGTAGGGAGTTCTTCCGTGGTACTCACCTGCTTCTGGCCCACCGAGGCCGAAGCCGCCGAAGGGCACAAGGCGGTCGCCCGAAGGTACGGCGCGCTGTGAAACTGGCTCACCAATGTGGGGAATTTTGGTCAGCAGAGCATGGCGCGTTCTTCTGCCCTGGCTGCGACGCCGTAAAACAGCATCGCGACGACCTGATGACGCTCATCGACGCAGTTCAGTGTCTCGTCAACCGGGCGATGCCTCCGGACCGCTCAGATTTCGAATTTCTCCACCACTGGGCGCATTGGATGGAGACCGGGGAAAGCCCGGAGCCTTCGCTTGCCAAGGCGCTGCGCGAATGGGCAGAGGACATCGCGTCGACGTTCCGCTCATGGCCACCGCACCATGTTTCCCGAGACATCGCGCGGCGGCTTGAAGACATCGTGAGGGGGTACAGCGATGACTGACACAGACCCCGAGTTCATCCTCCGCGTCCTTCGCGCAGTGGCCCCAGAGAACACTGACGACCTGTGGTGGCGCTGCGACGGTACCTACGGGCCGGTGACGTTCTTCATCACGTGCAACGACGAGTTCTACCCTGGCGGTGACTGCGAGGCGGTCACTCCGGAGAACATCCACATCCTTGAGGCGGCCTACGAGGACTGCCGAAGGATTGCGGACATCGCCGACACGTGGGCGCACACACTCTTTGTCGCCCGCGTCCGCGGCCAGCGACCGCGGCAGAGGGTCTACCCGAAGACTGCCGCCGGAATTCTCACAGAGTCAGCCGCGAAGGCGCTCAGCGCGCTCTTGGATGCTTGCGGGGATGCCAGGTGAGCCGAGATACGGGGCATTTCAAATCGAATGAAGAAAGGGTTTCCCCCGTACCCCTTTCCCAAAGAACTCTTTATCCCTCTTTAGGTACTACTCGCCTTCCGAAGGCTTCATCACCGGGTACCTTCGATGGGGCATCCTACGGTGACCACCACCC